TATACAAGGTGCTGCTCTTGGTGCAACAATTGGTGGAATTAAAGGTGCTATCTTAGGTGCGGTAGCTGGCTTAGCATGGACAGCCGCACAATTTTTACGAGATAAAATACAAAACGATTTACTCGATAAAGGTACAGTTACGAATGCTGTTGAAGAAGCAGTAGAAAATCAAAAGCTTGCTCAGGATGATCTGGCACGAAGAATTAAAGATCGAGCAGAACTCGGCAAAGACATGAATGAAGCTCAACTTGTAGCGTTGGGATTAGATGATGCAAGTATACAAGCTCAAAGGGTTTTAGTTGCTCAACATACTGCTGACATAGTAGCTACAAGAGCTGCTGAAGAAGAAAGATTAAAAGCAGAGGTTGTTAAAGCTCGAGAACGGCTGGCACGGGGGTTGACTAAGCGAACAGAAAACGCCCCTGTCCGAGGAAGTGACAGCCTCACGGATTATAAGGTTATTGCTAAAGTAGGTCAAATAGATAAATTTACCGGTGAAGTAATAACACAAGAAATGATAGATACTGCCCGACGTGAAGGTCGAATTGAAAAGTCAGCTGGGGGCACGGATCAAATTAACCGCCAAACGACATATGCACAAACCTTAGAAGAAGATACACGACTAAATATACAAAGAACACAAAAACTCAGAGATGACGTTGAAAGACTTGAAGCTCAGCTTAGGGCTAGTAATGAATACGCAACTAATGCAGTAAATGAGATAAGAGGAAATCCTCAAAATATAAGCCCAAGTGATGATACTGTTGCTGGAGTTGCTAAGAAGATTACGACTGCGATGGATAACGGTGGTACTGGTCAGGTTAATGTCGTAATTGATGCTAAGGATCAGAGCAGCACTCAGATAGATAGCAGTACAAAATCAAACATCGCACCTCAGCGTGTTGAAATTGCCGGTGGCGGCAGTTGTGGTAGTTCATCTAATGGATTGACCCCCGGCGGGGTAATGTATGGTTAAAAAAAGGGACCCTTCTCCCCGAAGGATCCCTCAAAAACTCCTGATGGATGGGTGCGACTTTATCAGTGTCGTCCATTATCATTGTTTTTAATCAGTAGTAAGGTATTCCAAAACCCTTTCAGGTGATGTTTCACCGTACGGATCTGTTAAACAGTCATCAGACTTACCAGGCTCTATGAAAATCTTTTCAATAACGCCATTGTCTACGACCATAGCGTATCTCCAAGATCTCTTACCAAAACCTAAGTTATCTTTAATAACTAACATTTCCATATCTCTAGTAAATGCTCCTGTTCCATCAGGAATCATTTTAACATTTTGAACATTCAAATCCTTTGCCCAAGCATTCATAACAAAAGCATCGTTAACAGACATGCAATATACTTCATCAATACCTGCCGCAAGAATATCATCATACAAAACATCGTATCCGGGCACCTGAGTGTTTGAACAAGTGGGTGTAAAAGCACCGGGTAGCGAAAAGACTACTGTACGTTTACCGAGGAAATAATCCGCGGTTTCTATTTCAACCCAATCATACTCGTTTGTTTCAGAATTCAAAGCTCGAGTCTGAAACCGTATGTTGGGCAATTGTTTGCCAGCATAGCTCATAATTAAATTTCCTTACGTCATTAGATTAAGTGAATAATAGATCTCTTTTGTTATCGATCTTGATTTTTTTAGGCTGTTTCTCTTTTGGAATAATTCGTTCCAAAGCAATGGTAAGTAAACCATTTTTAAAGTTAGCACCAACAACTTCAACATCGTCAGCTAGTGTAAAGCTGCGAGTAAATTTCTTGTGTGAAATTCCTTTGTGAAGCAGGACGGTATCATCCTGAGGTTGCTCATCCCATGTGGACCGGACGATTAACTCTTGTTCTTTCATTTCAATATCAACATCATCTTCTGAGAGACCAGCCAAAGCAAGTTCAATAGCGAACTTTTCTTCATCTCTGTGGCGACGAATGTTGTATGGAGGGAAGCCGGTGGAGGCTTGTGGTTGGGGAAACTCTGCTAACCTGTTGAACATACGATCGAAGCCAACTGCAAATGGTGCAAAGTTATTAACGTCAAAATTGTTTGAAAATCTTGTCATGATTTTATCTCCTATTAAGCAAGATTAGATTGTGATGATGGTTGTACCCATCGATTAAGTAGGACCCTATCGGCATCCTACGAAATTTATTTATAAGGCTTATGCGCCAGTACTTCCAATTCCACCGTCACGATCAGTTTTTTGAGCTGGTGGTTCACTAATTTCTACTAACTTGTGTTGCTTGACAGGCTCTAGAATGCACTGAGCTAACCTTTCTCCGTTGGCAATGGTTACTAAACTATCAGACACATTATGCAGGAGGATGTAAGATTCTTCCACGTAGTCACTGTCTATTATACCAACTCCGTTTGTAAGTGTCAATCCTTTCTTGACTGCTACACTGCTTCGTACGTACATCTTCATTACATGCTTTTCAGGTATATCAAAGATTAGTCCTGTTGGAACGAGTACTCGAGATTCAGGGTGAACCTGAAAAGCAGTCACACCACCTATTGTTTTGGTGATAATGTTGACTTGCTTGTTCCATGGATTGTAGGTCTTAATCTTTTCGCCTAATCCAAAGCATGCACTAACATCAAATGCTGCAGACCCTTCGGTTGCATAACTTGGTAAGGTGGCTTCTTCTCTTGTTTTGTAAATATTCATCATGTATTCCTTTAAGGGATGGGTGTAAACCAATCTTGGCTTTGTATCAATTTTTTAAATAGTTCAGCATCAGGCGATTTTTCCCATAGCTCATTATACCAGAAAAGTTGTCTGAAATAATCATGCCATACGAACTCTGTATCTTCTTGTTTTTGTAAGACGCATGTAATAATACGACCATTATCACCATCCGGATATGGAGGTGATAGCGCTCTATAGTTGTTTGCAATAGTAAGCTTGTCGAAGAAATTATCTTCTGCATGGAAAATCGATCCATGCATTCCATGCTCATGAAACATTCGAGCTCGAGGAGTCCAATGAACCATGATGCTTCCTACATGACTAAGATTATGGACGCATTTATAAAAGGTTCGTTGAACTGGAATATGTTCGCTCATTCCAAAGTTTGTTACTATATCGAATGATTCTATGCCGGTTGCTTCTTTAATTCGTTCAGCGGCTGTTTCACTGCGCAAGTCGACAAGAATCGCACCGTCTAAACCATTAAGGTCTGTGCAGTGGTAACTTTTGGCTCCGGCTTTGAGGTAGTCATCTCGATAAAGACCGTAGGCATTACCTTTATTACCAAGCTCGAGTATCGTCTTTCCGCTTAAATTGGGAAGGTGTTTATATTCGCGGAGAGGTATCGCCTTAGGTGTAGGATTTCCGTTGTAAATCATAATGTAAAGATCTCATTTTATTTTTTGCCGATATTATACTTCACCGTAAGTTCCCAATTTTCTTTCTCTTTATACGAAATAATCTTAATTTGATTAAGAGAAGCGATTGGTTCTTTTGTTTGATTAGGATCGACGATCTTAATCAGTTCCCATTCTTCTAGAAGGTTGACGATAGTATTTCGACGCGCTTGGTCTTCTTCAGTGAATGTGTTATGCTTGCCATCGAGTATAAACAATTCTTTAAAATGAAGAATTGCATAGCGTCCTTTCTTGTGTAAGATGTGACAGGACTGAAATAGTTTCTTATCTTTACGAGATGAGATTCCAATCCTTGTGAGGGTCTCTTTAATTTTGAGGAAACTGTCTGGAGTCGGCAACTCGACTTCAACTCCTACTCCCCGAAAAATATCTTCGTTATTCATGATACATAGTCACCTTTATTATAGTAATTAGTGGTAATGACATAGAGCCATACAGACTTATTTATTTCTAAATCAATCTTAACCACCTGTTACTAATTTACTATGAACCTCCTTCATTTGCGCTTTACTAAGAGCTTTCAAATACATTTTAGCTACTGTGCGATTACATTGATAGACTTGTTGGATTGCATCAAGGTCTACACTTTTGTCGGCTTTAGGCCACTTCGAAAAACGCTTTCGTTTACGTAATACACTGCGATAGTAATCAAATTGAGCAGCAGCAAAAACACCATGCCGTTGGTTCATTTCATTAGCATGTAATATCGTATCTTCAAAATTAGCGAAGCCACGATTAATTATATATGCGTTATATTGCTTTTCAATAAGCTCGGGATTGTCTGCAGTACCTATGATATCTTCTTTAGTAAAAGAAGCAGCGTTCATAAAATCAAATGGATTGTAGTCACCCTTAGCCATTAGTCGTATGCCTCAATACAAAGAGATTCTTTCTCACTAAATTGATATCCCATTGCCTTCATAAAGCTTTCAAATACTTCAAGCATATCATCACGTGATAAGTCTTTTTGCATCACATCAATAGTAACACGAGTATTA